GCTTGCCAGTTGCTGCAATATCTGCTGCTAATGCAATTGTTTCATTATACGATGCTCCATAAGACTGAGCTAATTCCTTTGCAGTTGCTGCAACTTCTTTTCTTATTTTTCCTAGCTCTGCAGCTGAGGTTTGTGCAACTCCGCCGTAAACCTTAGTAAGTCTAACTAGCTGCTCATCTGCAGTTCTAAATGCATCTGCTGCGGCCTTTCCAAATGCTGCGATTGGAACTGTAAGTCCAACAGTAAGCTGGCGTCCTGCCCACTGAGTATTTTTACCCCAGTTAATTAATTGAACTCCGCCGTCTTGAATTACCTTATTCATTATCTGCATTTCTTGCTTAAGAAGAGCAGCTTTATTTTTTGTTAGGTCTAAGCCTCTGGGGATTTGTACGTTAAACTGCATTAACCCTTCGGCATTTCTACCTAGTGGTTGAAGTATAGAATTTTGTAATTGAACCTGCTGTCTTGCTAAATCTCTAATTAGCCCACCAGCAGTTTTTGAATGATTCTGCCATGTGCCATAATAGTCTTTTAACTTTAATTTTCCAGATTCTAAGTTTTTTCCAAACTTATCTACATCAGAAGAAAGGCTTACAAAGTGTGTTGAGAATTGCCCCGTACTTCTTAATGTAGCTGCGAAATTTTGTTGAATCTTTGCTGCTTGTAAAGCTAAAGCTTTATCTGTTGTTGTAAGGGTTTGTTTTAATTGGGCAAGACTAGTAGTAACCTTATTGACGTTTGCAATGAGATCTGAAAAGTCAGCATTAGCGACTATATTCGTGACTACGTTTTCATCAGCCATATATATATGCTACCCCTTTTCGTATCCTAGTCCTGCTCCAATTCCAAATCCTGCTTGAGCTGCGAACTGACCTTGCAATGAAACTATGTCATTGCCACTTGCAGTTATACCCATAGCACGTCTTTGTACATCTTCAAAGGATGGACCCTCTTTTTCTTCGCTACCACCTTCAAGATTAACTCCTTGAATTGATGCTAAGAACTTTCTTTTATCAGACTCTGTCTTTTGCATAGACTTTAAAGTCTGAATTAACTCTGGCATTGAAAGGCTATCTTCTAGTTCTTCGTAATTCTTCCAGTGTCCTAAAAGAAAAACTTCACCCTCTAATGCGGCTAAATCTAGTTCTGACCAGCCAGAACCGCTGCCGCTAGAAGGTTTGGGTCGTCCATCTTAATCCCACCGCATACTTCAAGGATACGATTGATTGTGGGAACGTCTAGTGCATCTTCTAATGCATCTCTATCTTTTACCAAGTCTGGTAATTGTTTTTCAAGTGCAACTGCACATGCGTCAATAAGGATATTTAGTGTCTCATCCTCTGATGTTGTTTCTGCGGTTCTCTGAATAGCCGCCATAAATTTTCTTAGCTCTTTAATTGTTAACGGCTTGAGCTTTACCTTAGAACCGTTTTGTAGTTCAATTTCTTCTACGTCGTAGATAGTTGTGGCCAATTTATCCTCCTAGGATTGTCTTATTTATTATAACAAAACAAGCTTACTAATACAAGCAGAAACCCCCAATTTCTTGGGGGTATCTGAATTAAATAATTAAATTTAATTATGCATAAACACGGTCAATAATCTTACCGTATTCTTGACCAGCGTATGCCGCATCTCCTGATGGGAGAAGACGGAATGTTACTGGGAATGTTGTTGGTGTGTTACGTGCTAGAGAGAACTGTGACTGCTGTACTGAAAGAACACGACGTGCATAATATACACGCTCATTCTTTCCAAAGCTAGTTACGTTGTAATCTGGAGCTGGTCCAACTGCAATCAACTGACGCTCAACTGGTGCCTGAAGCAAAGCTCCTGCTGCCAAACCGAGAACCTGTGGTGTTGAAGATGTTGGCTCTGCTGTTGTTAGAGTTTCGTCTCCGTCAAATCCTGATGACTCAGTAATTGAGGCTGATCCTCCTGGCTGACCAAACACAACGAGAATGTTCTCAAGTGTTCCTTCTGCCATTTCTGTTGCTAGCATAACTTCCATTGACTCCTTGAACAGCTTTGCTGTATCTAGAAGCTGATCCACTGTTACGTTACCGTATGTTGGGTTATAAGTAATCTGAAGACCATTGTTTGTGTATCCAACGTTGCGCCACTTTGTAGTTGCCGCATTCAGTGTAGTTGAGTATGATTCAGATGTGCTGAATACTACTTTGTCTGTACCTTTTGTTGGATCAAGATTTGAATCGCCATCATATGCTGTCTGGTTGATGAACAACGGTGAAGCACCTACGATAATATTCTTGGCTGAATTGTATGTATCTCTTGCCATTTTTTCTTTACCTCCTGTTTTTCAAAAATCTAATAAAAATTGTCAAAGCTGGCTAGGCTGTCTTTCCTCTTGGTATAATAATAGGCCTTTTGGGGTAAAAAAGCAACTTATATAAATCTGCCGCTAGAGTTTGAGGACCTAGCATATTTAATCTCAAGGATGACATCTGCGGATAAAAAGCCCTGTAACTCTTCGGATGGGGCAATTGGAGATATGTCTGCTATAAAAATACTATAGAATTGAAATTTATCTGAAACTCCAGACCAGTGATTTACATCTCTTCCAGACTCGTCTACTCTTCTAAATAGGTCAAACATAAAGTTTCTAATCTCATTTATGTCATTTATATCCGTAGAATATATTGTAAATAAGACCTGCTCGCAGCATATTGCCCATAGATCCTCATAGGATGTACCTATCTTATCATAGACAATATGTTTCTTTCCGCTCAAAAATTGATTTAGTTCTGGTGATTGCTGGACGGGAATAATAGGAACTATCTCTTGTCCTACGTTATCACTATAATAATCTGATGCTGTAAATATATCCGCATCCTTTAATTTCTGCCAAAAGTACTTTCGCAACTCTATCATTGCGTCTAATTTATAATTAACCATTATGCCATTCCTCCAAATGCTGAATTTAATGCAAAGTCTGCCTGATTTCTAACTGTATTTGGTGAGAATGAATACTGAATCCTTTTAATATTCATTGGCAATTTCATTGCTTTGGTAAGTGAGCTATTAAATAATCTTTGAAATCCCGATTTCTTGATTGATTGATTAACTAGGTCTCCAGTAAAGAATCTATTATATGCGATATAAAATGCATTTTTTACCTTAGCCCCTCCAGGCCTCTTAACGTTAACTGAGGCACCTATAGGCATAAAGACTGTAGAGCCATTAACTTCGAATACTAAGCGCTCTGCGGACCTTGGAGAGATTATTACGGGCATTCCAGCTTCCATCACGGCAGCCTTGTTAGCAAAAACATGTCTATGCTTTCCTTTATTAGTTGGAACCAACGACTTAGACAATTTAAAATCGTATCCAATTCTAAATGACAATCCATCTTGTGATAACTTTTTTAATTCAAATAATCGAGATTCTTTTTTGCCAGTCTTTTTCCATTCGTAAACATGGTGTAAAGATATAGGGGCTGTGCGGGCTTTAGCATCAACATAATCACCAAAGTCTTCTTGGATCTGTTTAAATATAACAGCAGAAAATTTGTTCTGGAAATTTTTATTTGAAGTAATCTTTGATATGACTTGTGCCTGATAATAGATAGTAGCAGATATTTGGGCTACCGTTGAGTCCTTTAATGATGTTGTTTTTGTTCCCGCCAAGAACTTTTCTAATCCGCTTGCTGCGGCAACCAATGCTGTACTAGAGTCCAATTTGCTGGTTCTCCGATCTCTTCATTGATGAGTTGTACCCCATAACCCTGCCGAAAGGATCGGTAAGAGGAGTAGTACCAATTACTTCAAATACTGTTGGGGTGTCTGAGGGGAAATTAAGTTCGGTCCAAATATAGTTATTTTCAGAGTCACGAACATTTGTAACCTTTTCTCTAAGAGTTAATCTTTCAGCAGTTCTTACCTGTATGACCTGATCATTAGTATATTTATTATCAAATATCTGCTTGTCACTGCTTCTAGTTGTTGCAGAATTACTTACTACGCCTTTTGCATGGCAGTCTAAAGTTTTATAATAGTTCCACTCTTTTACAATGGATCCTGTTTCTGTATCTTGAGTATCTAGTTGTCTATAGACATCTAGTTTCATAGACAGAATTGAGTCTATGATGCCATTCATTTATATAAGCACCATGGAACTAATAATATAAGGATTAAGCAATTGGTCTGCAAATTGATTTCCAGTACCAGAATAAGCTTGGCCAGTATACTCAAACTTCCAGTCAAATGTTTGTATGTTCTTAAGATACTTTTGTTTCCATAGAAGGTCCTTTGAGAAGTAATCCTTCATCAGTTCTTTTGCCGCCATTTGAACATTGTCTGGAACTTCAGACCAACCATATCTTCCAACAACACGATATCTTGTGTGTTTGTTAAATGCTTGCCCGCTATATGTTTCGTTAATACTTGGAGGAACCATACCATTTGCAACATACACAGTATTGTCTATCAATCCTGTTCTGTCAATTCTAATTCCAAATCCACTTTCGCTAACCTGTGGAGTGTAAAGCCAATTATTTACAATTGGAGTCACTGTATTATCTACTAGAAGAATGTCATTCCCATATAGCTTCTGTACAGAATTAATCTTGTATGGGAGAGATAATATGTCTGAATCCATTCCATATGCAATTTCAACATCGTCATATAAGAAGAAATCTTGCCCTGTGTAATCTTCAATTACTTTACGGGCATACTTTTCCGCTTGCTGGATTTGATAATATGTTTTATAATTTGGATCGCTTGAGTCTACGCCAATATTTAATTCATCTATGGCTTCATAGATATTAGTATATGGAGTTATAACATCTGCATATGTAGTGCCAGTTGCTGCACTTCCGCCAACCTGATACTCCCAAAGAAGCTTAAACTTTCTTTGTCTTTGAGTGTATGACAATGGAATAACAACCTGATAGTTGCCAAAGTCAGTTTCAAGCTTTGTAGATGTAATTGTTGTTAAAAGAGTTGTTGGAGAGATTGCTGGAGATATCATAACGTCTTCAGTAATATCATATAGCTTTACTGTAGGCGCTGAATCTGAATCTACTATTTCCCCTTGCCAAAATATCTTGTGCTTCAGTGGTGAATTAGTATTTAAATATATCTCTGCCATTGTTAATGGTTAAGCTCAGCTGTAGAAGTCTTGAACTTCCTTTGGTGTCGCTGGGCGGAACCCCTCCTCTTTATCAAAAATTGCTTGTGCCTTATCTTTGTGCATTGCTATAAATGGGTGTTGCTTGGTAAAGGTGAAACCCATAATATCATATCTAAAGTTTTCTCGTGTCATTCTAACTAAAACTGTATCCTCTGCCAAATCCTGCTTTGGATTAAATCTTGGAAGTATTTCAATCTCTTCCGTTTCATCTTCAATGTTCTTGATTGTTTGTTGATATACTGCCCAAGTTACGCCTTCTTCTGATAGGGCGGCAATAATATCATTTTTGTTCTTTAGGCTATTTGTATCAACTGCAAAGTCCTCTGCAATTTTCTTTAGCTCTGCTACCTTTAATGTGTCAAACGACATGTAATCTCCTTAGTCTAGGTGTTTTAATTATAGCATTACTAAATTAAAATGAAAAGCCCCCAAAATTAATTGGGGGCCTCTCTTGCGGATTTAATCCTAAATTATGAAGCTATTTTTACGTTCTTCACTACAACCCAAGCATCTGCTTGTTCGATCTGGACGCCAACACGAGTATACATTGTGTACTCAATTGAGTCCTTACGTGGCCAGAAGAAACGGTAAACGGTTACATCACGCTTGATTCCAATAACAACGTTATTTGGGAATGTCAAGTGGATATCTCCGTGGTTTCCTGTTTCTCCTGAATAGTCGCCGTCCTGTGCTTCATTTAGAAGTGGAACTTCAACAATTGGAATACCAAATGCATAAGGGGCTACGTAACCTGCTGGTCCTGAGACTGGCTGAACATCACCACGGATGATGCTTGAAGCAATATCCTGTGGAATTGTCTGGTTAGTACCAATGCTGTTTGCATATAGGAAGTCTTGGATCAAGTTTGATCCGACTAGGAAGCGAAGGTCTGCACGACGTTGCTTGTACTTACGTGGAAGTTCCTTCAATGCAGAGTTAAATGCTGCACGAGTTATTGCTGCTCCACCGTGGTCTACAACGTGACCGTTTGCCTTTGCCTTCTTTACAACGCCGTCAAATGACTTGTACAGTGCGTCTCCTGTTAGAGTGGTATCTCCATTGAGGACTACGTCTTCAATATCGTTACCTGCCTGTGTTGCCATCATACGGGCAATGTGATCCTCTAGGTCTGGACCCTCAATGTTGTCTTCTAGAGACTCTGTTGAAAGCTCCCAATCTAGACGTAGCTTCTTTGTTGTCAAAGAAATCTTTGAGAAAGATACTGCTGAGTTTGCTGCTGTATCGTCTGCTTCGGTTGCAAGCTTCATTAGCTTCTCGCCGACTGACATACGGTCAATCTCTGTTGTATCTGACTTCATGCGGACTGTACGTGCGACCTTACCAATTACGGTTGCGTCGAACATATAGTCTAGAAAACGAGCTGATTGCTCTGGATTTAGTAGTCCGCCTTCGCCTTCAGAACCAACGTGTACGCCAGTTGTCGCTACTGCTGACCCTGACATAGAAGTTGTTACGGAAGTATTAGCTGCTACTGACTTTTCTAATAGTTCATTACTCATTATATTTTCACCTACCTTTGTTTATCTAATTAATTCTTGTACGGAACCGAGGAAAGAACCGTTCCATTTTGATTTTTTTATTGTATTTACTTCCCGAGACCCGCCAAGGTCTGAGGACTTCTTAATTGCAGTCTCACCTTCTACTGCATCGACACGCTTTTGTACGCCATCAATCGTGTTTCTGATATCTGATACTGTCTTTGAAAGTGTATCGTATTGTTCTGCCAACTCTGTAATTCTGGAATCAACACTTTTGCTGAAAGATTCAACTGTTTCTGTAACAGTCTTTACCTGTGCAGCATTTGCATCGGTTGCCTTGCTTAGAGTTTCTGAGAAAAAGCCTTTTAGATCGCCTAACATTTTTGCAAAATCAGGTTCATCAACCTCAACTTCGGATACGTCGGCTGCTTTTTCCAGAGTTTCGGCAGAAGCGTCTGCTACTGCATCTTCTGCAGGAGCTTCTTCAGCAGCTGGTGTTTCTTCAACAACAGGTGCTGTCTCTTCAACAATAGTCTCTTCAACTACTGCGGTTTCTGTATTTTCTGACACTTCATTACCTCCTTCTGCGTTTGCCTGTTTTGCAATTGTTTGTATTTCAGGCAACGTGGATCTTGATTTGTGTAAACCAAGAATTCTATCTATTTCTTTTGATTTGTTAACATCGTTTGATTCAACCCAACCAATTAGTGTTGCAGGATTTCCTGATATTGGTGAGTCAAATTCTTTTTCTGTCGATACAAAAATTGAATCGCTTTCTTCGCAATAGAAAATATTTTCTGTTACGACATCTGCGGCCATACCCTTGAAAATCATTTGTCCATTCATCTTCTCGATTGACAAGATGTTGCACAATTCATTTGCTGGGGAATCAACAATTGAAAGTTCTACCAGTTCATAGTCTTTAATAAAACGAACTGTTTCGCCGTTTGCCTTATTAACTTCATTGTCTGATTCTAGAATCTTTCCGCCAATTGAAAAACCTGCGAGTGTTCCGTCAAGGACTTTTTCCCAGGTATCTTGTGCGCCTTTTGAAATGTAAGATGTTACATAAACTCCATTGTAAAATTCTTTTGATGCGGGATCATAATAAGTCTCTGGCTTAAATGATACAACCTTGCCAACTGCAAGTGGCTGATGCATTTCTCTTAGATTCCCACGGAATCTTTCAAATGCTTTCATGCTGGCCTCTGCTGTAACTACATCGCCAGTTTGATCAATATTGTCTAGTGTTGCAAATCCTGATACAGTTCTCTTCTCACGATTTACTTTTGTAAATGGGACTGCAAGATGGAGGTTATTTCCATTTGAAGACCAGTTAGATTTTTCAATGTTCATATGCTTAATTTTATCTATTTGTAGATAAAAAGGCAAATAGTGGTTGAGTAGATTTATTCAACCGTTCTTCCGTCGCCTTGAGCATTTCTGCCTTCCCCTGAAATATCTGGAGAATTAGCTTGTCTTTCTTGCTCTCGTCGACGAGTATTATTTGCTTGGCTTCTGATTTCAGCCTGTTGCTGTGGCTTTAATTCAACCATATCATCTCCGCCGTCTAAAGGTATCATCCCTCTTCTAATTCTAACTTCATTAGGAGTAATTACCTGCATTCTTAAATATCTCTCATCAATCTTAGATTGAGTATCCTCGTCTGTGAGAGTTAATTCATTAAATTTAAGAGAAAGGGCGTCTGTCTTTTCTTCAATAATTTTATTTAATTTCTTCTCTAATGTCATTTGTGATGGACGGCAAACCTGCTCTTTAAATGTTTTATCAGCATCTCTTGCTACCGCTAAATTGACTCCTTCTGGGGTTCCAATTTTATTAATTGGTACACGGTGAGCCAATAGAATTTCATCTCTATTTGCTTTACGATATACGTTAAATGATGATTCTTGGGCACCCGCCTCAATCGGCTCCATTTTAAATTCAACCTTTGAGTCTGGTGAATCTGCTGGAAGCGGGATATAAAGGGATCTGTGATTCTTTCCTCTAAGCCCTACCTGGAAAAACTCAAGGAGCTTGCGCTCTGATTCTGGAGAAAGCTTTGCTCCCTTTACTGTAATAATATATCTTGGGACAGCCTTATTTTCAAAATAGTCTAGGTTATATTTACCAGCAAATTCATTTCCAGCCAACGCATTTTGTGCGGCAACAATATCTGGAATACCGTAGTAGTTATTTGTTGGTGTGTATTTTTTTATATGAATAACTTCATTTGGACGATCTTCTTGTCCAGCAATTGGATTTTCTGTTTCCATGTCTCCAAAGTTACGGAAGAAAACAGCCTTGCCATAAAGCAATTGGATAAATCCATCACGCAATCTACGCACACGCATTGTCTTTGCTGGTATGTGGCCAATGTAACCAATATTACCTGCAGTTGTTCGGCTAATTTCAATGTAGCCATTTCCAGTTGCTTCGTAATCTGTGTATGCCTTGATAAGAGTTTGTGTAAATGTATCTTCATCATTTGTTGAATCAATCCATAGCTGTAAATCTTGCTTTAGCTTATTAAGTTTTCTACGTGCCCGCTCTAATTGTTTTGGATCTTCAATTGAATCAAATGCGTCGTTTGTCTTTTTTGTTTCTGTAAAGTCGTAACCTAGTCCAACAATGTTTGCAACCTTTGCGTTAATTGCTGCATAGTTGTAAGTTGAAATTTCATAAATTCGTGATAAATATTCTAGGTTATATGGTGGTTCAATAAGATCAAATAGTGCATAACCTGTTACTGCCTGCGCTAATAAATTCTGTTGTGTTCCAGTTTCTTCTCTACCAGTAAATGCTTTAGATAATTCTCTTCCCATTTTACGACGAAAAGCTGGGCTTAGTCCAGAGACTTTCTTTAGAGAATCTTCCTGCATCGTAAACGGATCAGATGGATCCATGTCTAAATCTTTCTTTAATCTAAAAAGATCAGATGCAGAAGAAATTTCAATTCTGTCTGTTGATTCTGAATCACTGTCTTGTACAAATTCCATAGCGGTCTCCTTATTTTGGAAGAATTAACTTCTTCATTTCGTCTTTATGGTTTCCAACATCTAAAGGATCTGGAATTAGTCCCCACTCAAGTCTTTTTTGTTGATACTCAAATTCTTCGTCATCAATTTTTCTACGACCTGAAAGAAATTTTGGTTGCCCCTCATATATTCCATAGGAGCTAACTTCATTTACAAGGGCTTCAATTTTGGTTTTATTGCCTTTCATTGATGTAACTGAAAGGAAATTTCCCTCATCATCGCCGACCCATCTACCGTCTGGCATTTCCCATACATATATGCCAAGCCTAGTCTCTTCGTCTAGAACCTGAGTATTAATCTTATTGATGTCCATAGAGCTTTATTTTACCACTCTTTGCTGTTTAAGTCCAGCTTTTTGTCACACAAGATGACAAAATTATATACTTTGGATCACAACCCAGTCATTATTATAGACTTCTACGCCATCTTCTGTCAAGGTGAGTGACGAATCGTCTGTTACCTCAATTGACCTTGAGGTGTATAAACTATAATGTTGAGCAGCCTTTGTTACATCAAATGCGCTTTCATATATGGCAACATTTTGATAAAGAGATGCGGTGGCCCCATATGAAGAATAATTAAATTTAATATCAGAAGAAATTGCGTCTGTATAAACAATTACAACATGGTGCAGCTGTCCTGCTGTAAATACATTTGATATGGCTGTCTGAGATGTTTTATCAACTCCGTTTACATATATTGCTGAAACGTTTGTTTTTTCTACCGTCCCAGTATTACGCCATGAATAGTTAGAGGCCGCAAAGCCTCCTGTGGAGGCAGATGAAACTAGACCTGAGTCAGTAAACGCTGTAGGGGTATAAAAGAACTCTACGGTCCTTACAGAGGCTCCTGTGGCTATTGTAAAGCCAGCGCTAGACGAGCACCTAAGTCCGTTTCTATAATCTCTAGATAATATATCATAATTGGCGGGGCCAAGATGAAATTCATTTTCTGCATAAACAACTTTCTCCCCAAAGTTTTCAGAAGAAACTGTCTTAGATTTATAGAATGAAAAATTAATGTATTTTAGTTTTGGTACATGTTTGCTAATATTTGAACTGGCTAAAGTAAATTTAATATATAGGGTTCCAGCTGAACTAAAACTTGATTGTGAATAATTTGGAATTGCCTGCCCATTTACACATGCTGTGTATGTAACTCCATCAAGGCTGGTCTCTACAGATATTCCATTGTCTCCATTCCATTCCACCTTTGATGTTGTTAATCCAATTTGTCCTGGAATCATAATATAGTCTGTAAATTCTACAGATTTTGATCCACCTGCTGAATCTTTAATTAAAGAGATAGATTCATCATCCTTATTGTAGAAAATATCAGATGTTACAAAATTACTCCATGACTTACTAAATGGATAAGAATATGAGAATTGTGATTTTAGATTCTCATCGCTTAATGGGAAAAATATACCATCATCTGGATATGCAATTTGAATACCCTTAGGTGATCTTGAATCAATAAAATGGGATAAAACCTTTTTGCCATCTAGAGCATATCTATATACTGCAGGGGCATCTATTACAAGTGAGTCTGGTGAGCTTGTTGTTGGTCCCGCCGCCAATGTTAGTCCAGTATGTGTAATACCTAAATCGGCGGGAACCACTGAAGTTGATGAAACCAAATATCCATCATGATATAAATTCAAAGTAGAGCCAGTATATGTTCCAACAATATGATGAGACTTAGAAACATATGGAAGGGTATATCTTGCTTCTTTGTTTCCAAACTGAATTAAGACATCTCCATTTTCATAGAATAAACCTACATTGTTTGTAGAGTCACCAAATATCTTTGTCTCTGCACTTGTTGTTATTTTAGGATAGAACCAAATCTCAAATGAGAAGTCATTGTCTAGCGAATACTCATCTGCTAATCCGCCGCTGGCGGTAGTTCCAGTATAATCTTTAGTTATTGGAAATGTAATATACTTTGTATTTGTAATTAAAGAACCAATTGATCCGCCAGGAACTAATGGTAAAAGACCTGCTGTAATGCCACCAGAATATGTTCCATTATTGCCACATCCTGAAATATCTGCGGCGGTAGTACCAGAAGTCTCATCCAATGAATAAAATGCTACTGGATAGTCTTTGATTACCTTTAATTGATACGACATATATTTATTATACCTTTAGTTAGATTGCATAACGAATAATAACAATGCCTGAACCGCCATTACCTTTAATAATACTGGTTACGTTTCCTCCACCGCCACCGCCACTGCCTGTATTGTCTGTGCCTGATGTTGGGTCAGATAGACCACCACCAACACCTCCACCGCCAGTGCCACCACTACCAGGTGTTCCACCATTTGTTCCTCCGCCTCCTCCACCTGCGTAATAAGTTGCGGTTCCTGAATAAGAGTTAGATATTCCAATTCCACCATTGCCACCTTGATTTCCAGATGTTGGAGCATTGGAACCAACTCCACCTGCACCGCCACCACCACCACCGTTATATGGTGCGTAATAACCATTGCCGCCCGCATAACCTTCTACTGGGCTATATGACCCTGAATTTCCAGCACCGCCTAACATAAACGAAGCATTTCCAGATTGAGCAGAGCCACCACCGCCACCTGAACCGCCTGCTGTTCCTGCTGATAAACTTTGCCAGCAGGAACCACCACCGCCACCAGTTGCGGAAAATGAATTAAATGTAGAATTTGTACCATTTGAACCTTGGACATTAAATATACTAGAAGAAACGCCACTACCGCCAGCACCAACAGTTGCAGAGTAACTGGTGCCTGAAATTAAAGAGATTCCAGTTGTTGTTCTAAGACCACCTGCACCACCGCCGCCGCCAACATATCCACCACCGCCACCACCACCTGCAACTACAAGGTAGTCAGCAGTTATGTTTGAAGTAGGAGTAAATGTACCAGAACCAGTAAAAGTATGAATCCAATAAGTTCCATCTGTAGTTACTGTTCCACCTGTTGCTTTAGCAACATAAGATGGAGTTGTATTTAATATTCCGCTTGATGTAAATGTGTGATAATAATAGGTGCCGTCTGTTGTTATTGTATTTCCGCCAGATGCTCTTTGTGTTGCACTTGCATAACGAAGAACTACAACTCCTGAACCACCCGCTCCACTAGTTGCGCTGACATTACCAGCACCTGCTCCTCCACCACCGCCGCCAGTATTAGCAGTTCCATTTGTAGCAGTTGCTGAATACCAAGCACCTGCACCGCCACCACCAGTACCACCAGTGCCACCAGTAGTTGATGCAACATTGTTATTCCAGTTTCCACCACCACCGCCACCGCCGTAGGTAACAGATGAACCAGTGATGCTAGTTGCTACACCATTTCCACCATTACCTGAAACTGCTGGCGTGGGCGTACCGTTTGCGTTTGTACCAACAGCACCAGCACCTCCACCGCCGCCACCGCCGTATCTTTCATAACCGCCACCAACGCCGCTGGTACCTGAGCCAGCAGCAAATCCCTGATTTGTTGTTCCAGAGCCGCCATTGGTCGCATAACCACCATTACCACCACCACCAGCGCCACCAGTTTGACCAACTATATTGCCGTTAGAACCACCACCGCCGCCAGTTGAAGTGACAGTTGAAAAAACAGAGTCTGAGCCTGTTTGGTAACTGGTGACATAGCCAGTGCCAGTTCTACTAGCACCACCAGCACCAATGGTTACTGTGTAGCTTGTGTTTAGTGGTAATGACAATGCAGATTCTAATGAACCACCGCCACCAGTTGCAGTTACAGTTGAACGAAGTCCACCAGCACCGCCGCCGCCACCACCGTAACCAATACCACCACCGCCACCTCCTGCAACAACAAGATAATTAACTATTAAGTTAGCTGATGGAGTAACTGAACTACTTGCAGCACTTGCTGCAGAAGTTCCGTTTGCATTTGTTGCTGTGACTGTAAAAGTATAAGCGGTTCCATTTGTTAATCCTGAAACTGTAATTGGAGAAGAGCCTGTGCCTGTAAATCCACCTGGAGATGATGTTGCTGTATATGTAGCAGATGCACCACCTGTTGCACCTGCTGTATATGACACAGCTGCACTTGCATCACCTGAAGCAACAGATACAATTGTTGGAGCTTGTGGAACAGTTGTTGCAGTTACGCCTGTTGAGGCGGAACTTGCAGAAGATGTTGCATATCCATTTGATGCAGTTACTGTGTAAGTATAAGATTGAGATGATGCTAAATTTGTAATAGTAATTGGAGAAGATGCTGCTGTAAATGTAGCGGGAGATGTAGAAGGAGATGGAGTAGCTGTAAATATTGTTGCTGCCCCGCCAAGTTCTGATGGAGTAAATGTTAAGCTTGCTCTTCCGTTATTATATGCACGACCTGATGGAACATTTGTTGCAGTTCCAATTGTAGGGGCGGCAGGAGTAGGTGGAGTAATATATGTGCTCCACATTCCAGCCATATAAATCTGAACGGATCCTAGAGTAGTATTAAAATATAGATATCCTTCTGCTGGAGCAGCAGGTCTATTTTCTGTAGTTCCTGATGGATATTGGGAGTTTAACCCAGATTTTCTAATTGCCATTACTCAAACCTCCATCCATATGATGATCCTGTATAAATAAGTGTTGTTGCTCCGCCATTAGTATCAAG